GTAATCCACTGCGCATTGGTTTGCGCACCAACTACATACTCTTCCAACAACCAAAGATTAACGCCCAAGTTTGATAAGTTTTGCAAGTTGTAAAACAACGCTTGCTTGGCTGTATCAATATACTCGGGCGTGATTTCTTCTGCTGTTTTACCAGCATCACGATATGCATAAGAAATTAACTGGTCGACATTAATAGTTGTCTGACCAGTTGTTCCACTGTAAGCCATATTACCTTCCGCGGCCAGCGGCGCGCTTAGTTACTTTTTTGGGGAGATTGTTACTAGCTGGACCAGCTTTCACAAACTCCTTACCGACCTTCTTTGGAATGCCTATTGTGCTTTTACCAGCAGCGGCTGCATACATCGCAGCTTGCTGGTCTTTAGATTTGTATGGCATCAGCAGACCTTTTTACCAGCTTTCATGTAACCCATTTTGTTGCGTACGTCTGTTGGCAACTTAGCTAGACCGGGGTTCTCTTGTGCATCAACTTCTTTCAAAGAACCGCCTTCGTTCATGTTAATTGTGCCGCCTTTTTTATAAATACCGGGCTGATTGCTATATGAAGAACCAAGATTAGAAAACGCTTTACCAACTCTTTGCATAAAGCTTGGTTGGGCTGCTCTACGACGCATTGGGGCTGGAGCTGTTGGGTAAGCTTGCTTACCGTTGTAGCTGCCGCCATTCATATCTTGTTCAGAAGGCATACCACCGCCGTTTACATCTTGCTGTGATGGATTGCCATATGGAGTGTCCATATCAGCGATATCGCCTTGGTAGCCAGACATAGCTGAAGCTGGTTTTGTACCAGTTGCTTCATACATACGAGCCATAATAAATGGATCAGTTTGATCAGCGCCGCCTAGATATTTTAACTGTTCAGCAGTCAAACCGCCATCAGCCATGCATTTCATCTTTTTGGTTTTGCCGCCTTTTTTGTATGTGTCGCCCATTGCATTCATGCGACCTTCTTCCATACCTTTTTTAGCAGCATCACCACGTGAACCAAAAGCTTCGTAGTCAGCTTTTGCTGTCTTTTTGTTTTGCTGTCTTTTTGTCGCCTTCAGCCATGTTTTTGTCGTAGTATTTTTGTTGTGCTTCAGTTGCACCAGCTTGCTTGACGGATTTGCCGTCAGCATACTTTTTTACTTTACCACCTGTCTTGTACTTGTTTGGCATCTCTTTAGCGCCAGACTTAGCAGCGGCTTTTTTGTCGCCAGTTGGAGCTACTTTTTTAATCTTGTCTTTTTCGCCAGCTGGCATCTTGTTAGTTTTGCTAACATCGCTACCTTTAAAGTTTGGCTTGGTAGAAGCTTTAGAAGGAGCAGTAGCTTTTTTTGCAGATTCTTTGCTCTTAATCATTTTAACTGCATCGCCAGAAGGCTTTTTATTTTCATCCGCAACGCTGCCACCTTTGGCAATCATCTTTGGTTTTTCTTTTTTAGCAGCCTCAATGTTTTTGATATCTTGTGCAGTTTTTTTAACACCATATACACCAACAGAACCGCCGGTTTTATATTTCTTAACAGTACCGCATTCTTTTTTAGAACGACCACCTTTTTTGAGTTTAATCTCAGTTGGCTCAGACTTATCGTGCTCGGCTTTATCGTGTTGCTTAAAAGCCTTTTTAATCATCTTTTTGTCTTGCGCCATATCATCGGCACAAGCAGCTCCGCCTTCTTTCATCTTTTTAGATGATGAGCCGCCGTAGCACATTGCTTTTGGCTTAGCGTGACCGCCTTCTTTGAAGGCTTGCATCTTTGGTAGTGTTTTAAAACCGTCCATGTTGTTGATTCCTCTAGAGTTATTGGATAGCGGACTGATCAGGTCCTACTTATACTAATGCAAAAAAAGGGCGTTTTGCGCCCTAAGCTTGGTTTAAAAACAGGGCTCTTTCACGCTCTCTGCGCTTTTGGAGCACTGCCGGTTTGTTCCACATCAGAATGGCATCCGCCGCTCCTTTGAGGTCGTTTTCGTTAATTCTCTTTACCACAGTAGATTTACGAAAATTGGTTTCGCCAATATTGAAGCACAGGCTGTATAGGGCGTCGTATTGGTTCTGGGTAAGGGGTACCCTCACCGAACTCTCAACGGCCTCGCTACACCACTTTAAATCGCTTTTAAGAAGCTCTTTTACCTGCTCATCTGTCAGGGTTTCATTAAGAAGGTGCTCTTCATCGGTTTTGATGAGGTGTCCAACGCCAATTGTTAATAGACCTTTTGAGTCTTTATAGGCCTTATTACGAAAGCCTTCTTCTTTGGTAATAAAGTCTAAAGTCGAATTAGCAATTGCCATGATGTTTTCTTCGATTTGTGTGTAGTTATCGGAAAAGTGCACTGCTGCAAATATGCCAACTACCCACAACAGTACTACGAATATCTTTTTCATTTGGGCTCCTTTCTCCACGCATTATAGCGTGAATTGGGGGGTCACTTATTTAGTGAGTCGTATTGTTGGTAGCAGGCTGAGAGGCTGCTTCGCAGGATGTCTGCTCTGGCAGCTTCCCATTCAAGAAAGACTGCATCCTCGGCAGAAAGGGACAACCCAGTTCCACCTTGTCCATTTGCGGCGTCTTGGGCGCGACTGGGACGCTCACGCAACTTGATAAGAGCATCAGCAAGAGAGTTGTTAATAGAAGCGATTTGCGCATCTTTTTCCATCCTTATTTGGTCGGCGGCTGCTTGGTGCTTTTGTTCGGCTTCTTGAACCAATTGGGTTTGTCGAACTTTATATGCTTCAAATCTTCCCGATTCAAAACTAAAGCCACTATACCAAGCACCAGAAAGAAGTAAAGCGACAGCGATAATTTTGACATAAGTTAATGGTGATAATGGAAACATCAATCCCCCGGTTCCGTTTTGCCTTTCATGGCTACACTAGCACCGCCAGCAGCCGAGACAATTCCAAGAGATTCAGCAAGCTCACGAATGCTGACGGAGTTTTGCATCACCTCATAAAAGGCTAAAGCAATCACCGCAATAAGACTAATGAGCCATGTCACCCGACCGATGTCATAGGTCTCATTGTCTTTGCCAGTGAGGAGCTGTTTGATGAACTGGCTCACTTGTTCAGAAAGCCTTGAAACAGGTTAGCCAGAATGGCACCTAAGAGAGCCGCAGCGCCGCCGATTCCAAGGAGCAGTCTCCAACCACCATGAGCCTCAGCTAAGGTCTTCTGGATGGCTTGGATGCACTCCTTGATCTCTTTCATCTCCTGAATCATCTTGTCCATGTCGGCTTGTAGGTGCTCAATATCATTAGCATGGGTGGCAAGCTCCCTTGCCGTGGTGATTGGGTCCATTTCGTTCATTTAATTAACCAATGAGGGCAGTAATTTCAGCTTGTGTTAGTCCTAATGCTGTTAGTTTAGCTAGTGCAGAAGCCTTTGCAGCTATGGCATCTTGTTCTGCCTTTGCTTCGGCAGCTTGCAATTCAGCTAATTTAGCTTTTGCTTGCGCCATGTCATAAGCGACTTCTTGTTCGTCTTTATCGTAAGCTACATTGCCACGAATGGTAACAATAGATGGGTTAAGAGCAAAAATGGCTTGATGTAATTTAATCATTGTGCAATTTCCATCAATGTAATTGAATTTGGACTACTAGCACCATTCTGGCAAACTGTAGCTGTTCCTCCAGCTCCATCAGTATTTTTAAATTGCACCTTGTATGCAGTTGATGAAACTGATGCAGGACTATCTAAATAAATATAAGACGCAGAAAAAATGTTTCCTAATGCTGAACCTGTATATCCAAGTTCAGAGTTAAATTGAACAATTTGAGTTCCATTTCTGCAAATATTAAAACCAATGTCATTATTTGCAGCATTATTTGTTTTAAAATTTTCTGGCAAATTTACAAAAATTAATATTTTGCTTGTTGTAAATAATGGGGTAATAGAAGCAGTTAAACCTGTGTCTATAAATGTATTTGAAGTTGAAGAAACTGCCGTGGAATAAGTAGCATTAATCACTTGCAACACTTTACTAGGTGCAGCTTGTGGATTGCCGCCCGCTGGGAACGTTACCCCTGCGGTGCTATCTACCGTCATCGAGCCGGAGTTACCGGATAAAATTAAGCTCATTGATTATGCTCCTGTGTCTGCTGGTAGGGGTGTGTTGCCGGCTTCGAGCCATTTGAGGTAGGCTTGGTAGTCTGTTGAATCTTTATCAATAACTTGATGCTGTTCAGAGCCACTATCAAATACGGTTTTTTTAACTACAATATTTGAATTTCTAGGTATGTAATAAGTAATCATAATTCTGCCCCAAAACCAAGATAACTAGATGTAGTATTGTTTGACGCTAATACATAACTTTGTCCCGCAACACCGCCACTCGCTATATTTAAATCTATTCCAATATAGTTTGCATTGGTGTAATTTGGGTTATATGAAATAGTAGTTGCTACAAGAGCTGTCGAACCGCTATCAAATTTAAATGTATTAGCAGCAGAAGAATCTAGTGTTGTTGGGGTTGCTCTCATTGGTGTTTGCAACGGCTTAAATGTGTTGATTGTTGACGCATTAAAGCCTGTACCATAACCATAAACTGTATAAGCAGGACCTGCGTTGTAGCGCTGATAATACCTCTGACACAAAGCTAACTCTTGCTGATACTGACGATATTCAAAGCCAGTTGCTGAGCTGCCAACTTCGAGTTGAACACCGGTGATGTAGAAGGTTGCTCCGTTGGTTGACACTACGGATGTTGCGCCTGTGGCTGATAAATAATTATTTGCAGACCAAGAACCAGCGGTTCCACTGTAGGTAGAACCAACGCCAAGAGCAAAATTAACTAATATTCCTTGACCATTTGTTGTATTCCAAGTACTACTTGTTGCACCCGGAATAGTTATACTAATTTGTGTCCATGTATTGGCAACAGGAATAGAATAAGTAAATGGGTATGAATAATTATTAGTTGAACTTCTTAATGAACCGCCAAATGTTCCGGTTAATGAAGAATAAACCCACGCAGAAATAGTTACGGTTTTAGCGTTAGCAGTTCCCCACCCAAAATCTGCAACATTGTATCCTTCAATTACTTGATAAGCTACAAAATAATCTCCCGATGCTAATGATACTGGAGATATTGTTGTAAGCCCCCAATAATTTGAAAATCCTACGGGGGGAGTTACTGATCCTGCATTTTGTTGTGCGGTAAATTTGCTTGCTTGAGAACCACTAAATCCCCATCTATCAACGCAATATGTAGCAGTACTAACTGTAACACTAGCACCCGCATTACGCTGGTCAATAACCATCGCGCCGTTGATGATGCGGTTCTTCATCATGGTCGCATCGCCTGCGCCCAAGGATACGCCGGATACGCTACTCTGTACAACGTCCGCGTTTACTGTTCCGTATGCCATATTAAACTCCTACCTTTGCTTGTAATGCAGTAATAGTAGCTGCTTGTGCTTCTACTTTAGCGTTTAATTCTTGAATTGCAGCTGTTAATGTGGCAACGAGGAATGATGTGTCAATTTGCTGCGGTTTAATTGAACCATCTTCATTTACTGCGTCTTTTTTGCCAACTACACAATCAGGAACTACATCTTGAAGTTCGTGAGCAATAAAACCTTGCCCAGCAGAACCATCAACTTTCCAATTGTATGTGACTGGTTTTAATGCTTTAATTTTATCTAATGCACCTGTCATTGGCGCAATATTTTCTTTTAGTCGATAATCAGATGATGTACCATAGTTTGTTGTGTATCCAGCTTGTTGAGAAATATTTCCGGCTAGGTTTCCTTGAACCCAAAAACTTATAAAAGAATCTCCAGTAACAGCTGAAGAATTGTGTCCAACTAAACCTGAAGCACCACCTGCGTATTTTCCAAGAAACCAACCGCCAGAAGTTGCTCCAGTGGAAGTTGTAGTACTAATCAACAAATTACCACTAGAATCAATACGCATTACTTCTGTATTATTTGTTCTAAAAATATATGGATGTGCGGATGCAGTACCAACAAATCCACCAGAACCAGTTAAAACGCCACCTGTATAAGTAGATATTGTTCCATCTGTTGCAAGGCCGTATATGTTTGTACTTGATGAAGTCAAAGTTAAAACCTGACCTACCGTACTATTAACAATTTGTAATGGTGAATTTGGAGTAGTTGTGCCTATACCAATTTGTTGGCTACCATTAATGGTAAGTGCATTTGTTCCAGCGGTTTGGATGTTTAAAATACCACTGTTATCCGCAGTGGTAATGACTCCACCGGGACCAGAAGTTGAAGCATTGATTGAAGATGCCATGTGTTTTCCTTAAATAATTGCCCAGCGAGAGCCCGCTGATATCGTAATAACAACGCCGTTAGCAACGCTAACAGGCCCTACTGAAAAACCATTTTGTGTTGAAGTAATTGTGTAATTTACTGTTGCTTGTTGGTTGTTGGTGATAATTGCACCACCCGCCTGCGCGCCACCAATACCACCCCATACTGAGCCATTATAACCTTCCACCAGCTTGCGCGCCACCAATACCGCCCCAAACGCTACCATTGTAACCTTCAAATTGTACCGTATCTGTATTAAAACGCAAGTAGCCCGCTGCTGCGTTAGCTGGTTGCTGAGCCGCATTACCAACGGGCACACCCAACGCATCGGTGGTGCTAATCAATACGCTAATCGGTGTTGAATTTGCACCAACCACAATGCTGTTAGAAGCAGAGATGGTAGTAAAGCGACCAGTTGAGGGTGCTGTGTTGCCAATTGGTGTATTGTTAATGCTGTCAAATGAGATTGACACATTGCTAATACTACCGCCAGTGATTTGTGCGTTAGCAGTATTTAATGTGGTTACATTGGCAGTATTAACTGTTGCAGTGCCAGTAATCGTTACATTAGTAAACACACCATTAGCAACATTATTGGTTGCTAAAATCTGTACATTACCATTACTATCTTTGTAAAACAGCTTTCCGTCAGCGATGTTGACTGCCAACTCGCCACTTGATAGGTTGGCGCTCGTTGGTATATGCCCAGCAGTATTACTGTAATACGATTGTAGTGTGGTATATCCGCTTTGTGACATTGATATTCCTTAGAGAACCACCCAACGGTTACCCGCTGGAACTGTTATTGTTACGCCGTTAGCCAACGAAATTGGACCAACTGATAGCGAGTTAGTGCCCGCTGGGATAGAGTATGTTGTACTAACTACGTTGGCATTTTGGATCAAGCCGTTGCTTGCCACTACCTCAGCACCGGTCAATACGTTTGGTGTTGTGACGTTACCAGCTGTGCTGATAGTCATAGCGTCAGTTGCGCCGCTATTGACAACAAAGTGAATTGCGTT